TCTTTTGCTCTGTATCGTTTTTCATGCCACTGAATAGACTCATTATCATAAATGTTTTTAGAATCGGTTTTTTCATAATGATGCATCATAGCCGCACTTTCAGCAGAACTATTGCTTCCGTCAGTCAGAAAGAAACCAAAAACTTTAGCACCAGTTCGATATGAATACCATTTCAAAATATTTTGACTTAGAAAATCGTTATGTTCAACTTTCGTTTCAAATTTGGTTTTCTTATCACGTAAATAAACATTATTGTACGTAGAACTCATGTGTTTATAATTTTTGTAGTTATCACCAGCATATGAGTGATAAGTATTAATCGTATCAGCATCACCATCGTGAACAATAACCAAATTTACAATATCTAGATTATTTACTTTTCTAAATTCTTGTGTAATCTTTTCAACAGCAACAATAGCTTCAACCATTGGTGTGTTTGAAAGACCTTCAGAGACAGGATAATGCCGACTATATCGACCGCCAGTAAAACCATTCATCAATGAAACCAAATTTTTAGTCGATTTAGTAAATTCAGAATTGGACATTTTTGAGTTTAGATACTCGCGCAAAAACACACCATCTAAACAAAGTTCACCTTCTTCTTTAGAAAAAGATTCGCGTAGTTTTTGATTTAGTGTTTCATTGTAACCACCATGATCTTCAAAGAAAGCTGTAGTGTTATTACCAAAACCATAAACGACAAAAGGAATATTCACTTTACGGCAAAATGAAGTCAGTATCAAAATCTGTTCAATAGAACCTTTCAGATTATTTGACATAGACCCAGATTTATCCAAAAGTAAAATAAGACCATGCGATTTACCTTTTGGTATACGCATCATTTTCTTAAAGATAGTATCATCAATTTGATACTTGTACAATTTTGATACATCAATATCACCAGTATTTGAAGTTTTAGCTTTAGCATAACATGATGCAGCTTTTTTCATTTCAAATTCTTTTGCGAGTAAAGAAATGTATCTTTCATTACGACTTTTGAAACTATTATAAAGCGTAGTTTTCTCAGACTCATTAGTATAGAATTCTGATAATAATTGATTCACTCGCTTTGCAGGAGTAATAATACTTTTCAAATTAGGTTCAGGCGTTGTTATGTAAACATAATCTTTGCATTTTTCATCAAGAAGTTCATTTTCTTTTTTACGAAATGCATTATCAGTTTCACATGTAGGTTCGAAAACAATGAATTGATCTTCCTTAGATAATGTAGATTGTTTAAAACGGTTTATCTGTGTGAAGGTTTCTTCACCATCTTCCGTTTCATCTTCATTATTAGGAGTACCCTGCATCTTTTTAGAATCATCAGATTCTTCTGAACCTTCAGAATCAGATTGATTGTCCTCCTGTTCTGTGGTCTCATCACTAAAATCATAATCAAAATCAGAATCGGACGAATCGTCAAAATCACCATCTTCACCAAAAGAATCTAATTCAAAAGTAAATTCTTCTTCAACCATTTGAAATTGTTCATCTTTAGAATAATCCCAAACAAGTCCAGTAACACGCAAAACATCATCCCAAGTTTCACAACGCATTACTTCTTCAACCAACTTTTCTTCAAAGGCGGTGAATTTAATATCCATAGTACCGCTTGACTTAGTAAAAAGATTCAAACGATTAATGAAGGACATTTGATTAATATCACGACCTTTCAATTCAAAGAAATCACGCTGCATCAAGTCATTGTAAGCTTCAACAAAAGACTTACGAATACCAGGATATTTGCGTTTGATTTTTTTCTCAATACGGGCATCTTCAACAACATTCAAAAAGCCTTTATAGTTTCGGCCTTTGTCGCAAACGGCATCATGCCAACCTTGAGCAGGAGTGTACAGAGCGTGACCAACTTCATGACCCATCAAAAGATCATAAAGCACACCACTCATATTTTTCCAAATAGGGCAATACAAAACCCGATTCTTTGGATCGAATCGAGCGGTTCTAATCTTTTGGTGTTCAATACGTAGATTCTCGGTAGCTAGGAGTTTCGCCAGCTGAGATTTTGATTCGGCAGTAAATGTTGTCATTTAGACATCCTGTTATCAGTATATGTATATTGTAACACAGATTTGAGGAAATGGCAACCAGTTGTCATTATAACAACTGTTGTCAAATTAGTAACTGGAGCGGTTTACAGGAGTTAAACCTGTCTGCCTTCGGGGGAAGGTTGTCTCGGACTCACCGCATTAAAGACATTATAACAGATTATCGACCCACTTGCGGCAAATATTTATCTTTTGTTTCTTGCCAAGTTAAGTAAATAAGATCGTCATAAAATAGGGTATCATAGGAAACTTTATCTTTCTTCACCAATTGTTTGATTCTTGGCTTAGCATGTTTCTGTTTCCATAGATTACTTAGGCTCTCTACGCTCGTATCAAAGAGTTTTTTCATATCTTTGCCATCATGTTCGCCGCGGAGAAACTCGCAAGTCTTATCATACAGAGGTGAAAAATAAATTCCTCTTGCATGTTCAGACTTAATTAATTCTTTTGGTATATTCAGTTGACTATAAGTAAAAGTTAGTGAACGATTTTTGTGATCACGTTTATGTGGTTGACCAGAAGGTTTCTTTGCAACATACCATTCAAAATATTTTCGTGTATGGTTTTCTTTTAACCACTCACGAATTTTATATCGTGTGTTTGATAAAGGTTCAAATGAAACTGAACCAGCCGTAAAACCCATAGGAAGCCAATGATCTAAATTATCATATTGAGAAAGACCATTTGCTTTTGTTTTACCATATAAAGATGTGGTAGTAACAGAAACTAATTTATCTTTGTACAGTTTCTCCCATAATTCTTGTACAGGATCAGACAAACAAAGTAAGGCAAGTAATTTACCGCCCACATAGTTATAACCTAAAGGTTGTAAAGGAACAATCGTAGAACCAATTGCAGTATGATTAATCATACCACCTTGAGTTTTTAATTCTCTTGACCAACCAATGAAGTTATCTCTAGGTGTTAAATCTAAAAAGTCTGAACTAATACACATTACACCCAAATATTTCTTTGTTACTTTGTCTCGAACAACAAAATTAAGATTGCGACCAATATTAGAATTATTTTTCATCGTGGAAGAAAAAGTTCTTATTGTATTCCACAATTCAGGTAAATCATCTTCTTTATTGGTGTAAAGAAGTTCAGGTTCTAATGATAGATAATCTTCTGGCGATTCTGGTACCCAGAAGTTAGATTTGATATTATCAATCATTCGCCTTTGTTTATCATCTTTGAGTACTTTCTTTTCTCCTTCCCACAAATCATTTACAATTTCGGTTGGATATTTTTCTTGTACTTCACACCACTTTTGAAACAAAGTATATTCTTTTACATCCATAGCAGAAACATATGTGAGTTCTTCAATCGTTTTCTCACATAATTCTTTTTCATCTATGTGTGTAAAAGATTCTGGTGGATTATGTTCCTGCCATTTTTTCCACTGAGTTTCTACATCATCTTTTGGATCAAAACTATACGGCATTTTTTAATCTTCTTTTCACGTTTTTAATTTTTTTTAGTTGTTTTTGTTTCGCCATTTTTATTGTAACAGGTCCAACATATTTGGTGTACTTAACACCATTCATATGATCTGTTTCGTGTAGAAAGCATCTTGCTGTTAATCCATAAAATGTTTCTTGATGCCTTTGGCCATTTTCATCCGTAAACTCAGCAAGAACAGATTTCGGTCTTTCAACTTTCATAAACATTGCTGGAAAAGAAAGACACCCTTCCATATCTTTAATTATTTCTTCAGAAACTTCTAACACTTTAGGATTAATACATGCAATTTGAAATTGATCTGTACCCATAACAAACACCCGATCTTTTAATCCACACTGATTAGCAGAAAGACCTATACCACCATAAAGTTTCATTGTCATCTTCAATCTTTTAATTAAATGTGACATACGTTTATTTGGCAATTGTTCTGTATATTCTGGTAGTTCAATATTTAAAAATGGGTGCTTATCATCAAATACAGTTAATGGTTCAACCTTTTCATCTTGTACAATACCACTTTCAGTATTGATCGTTAATACTTCACTCATAGTTTATCCTATTCTTGGTTTATCATAAATTTTTTCAATAAGTTTATTCAAATCCCAATCTTCCCTCGAATCACACATCAAAACATTTATGTCCATCATTTCTCTTAATCCTAGTGGTAAAGGAAAAGGAACTTCAAGTTTTTTCTGCGCTTCTTTCATGAACATGGCCAGTAAACTCTGGTAAGTAAATACATATTTTTTCTGACACATGTAAGCTTTATTATCACCTATTGCAAAAACTCTCCAATTTTTTTCATTATATTTTGCCAAACTAAATTCTATGGCAGCACTGTTGACACCAGGATACTCGTAATCATTAAAATCGTCAAGCACTATTATGCCTCGGTCTACCATATATTGACTAAAAAATTGAAGATCGCCTAAAACAGCGGAGTGTTCATGACAACCATCTATGTGTAAAAATCTTAAAGGCCTATCAAAGAATTTTATACCGTGTTTCAATTCGGTAGTATCTTGTATTCTCCAAATAAGATTTTCTGGTGTGCCAAACTTTTTTATATTTTCCAAAGATTTTTTATATACTTCATCTGGAAAAATATCATATAAGTAAAGTTTATCATTTCGCTCTTTAAAATTAGAAATTGCGATAGCACTTTTACCATAAGCTACACCTATTTCACAAATATCTCCAGGTATATCTTTCTGTAATTCTTTTAGTATACCATACATAACAACAACATCAATTGGATAAAACCATCCCTCAACTTCTTTGTCAACAACATCCCTGTACCAGGTCAAATATTCTTTAAAATTCATTTGACTATCCTCGAAAAATTCTTTTCTTTTGTAAATTTAATTACGTTCATAAATTTATCCTGTAGTATATCTCCTTTATGCGAGATAACAAACAGGTTTACATCTTCTAACATCTGCAACAGTTTCATAAGTTCTTCAGTACCATTTGAATCAAGACTAGAATCAAAAGTTTCATCTAGTATTAATAAATTTGTATTAGAAGAATTTTTTAGTTTAGCTACAGCACGCCAAGTCAACATGAGTGCCATGTCAATACGTTGTTTCTCACCTTCAGAAAAATTATGATAACTAAAATCATCACGATGTCTAGACTTAATTGTTTCTTTAAAGGATTCGTCAAGATTGAAATTGACAAAGAAATCTAATGATGACAAATACTTATTAACTAATTTATTGATAATTGGTAGATATTGTTTTATAATCTTTGTTTTGATGCCAGTATCTTTCAACAAATTAGAAGCAGCTTCATAATAAGTTTTTTCATTGATGAGTTCCTTCAGTTCATTTTCTAAATTACTTAAAGATTCTTTTAATGTTTTAAGTGACAGTTCATCTTTGTGTGTATTTACCTTCGATGTTTTTAGATCGTTGATAAGTGTGTTTAACTTCTGTAAATATTTGTTTATACCAGTAATTGATGCTGTTTTTGTTGCGAGTTCAACTTGAAGTTTTTGTATTTCTTTTTGTTTTTCTAAAATATCATTTAACTTTGTTTGTTCTTCATTGAGTTTAGATTCGAGATCATTAAGACCTTGCTGAGATTGTTCGACTTTTCCAGTAAGTGCTTCGATTTCTCTTTCTTTAATCTCCATGGCAATGGCTTGTCTACACGTTGGACAATCATCATGAACTCGGAAAAAATCAATATCTTTGTTGAATTTGGATATATTGTTTTCAATCTGCGACTCAAGTTTAGTGATTTTCTTAACTTTGTTTTCGAGTTCGATCTTTTGTTCCACGGTGACTTGTAATTCTGAAATTGTATTTGCATATCCTTGAATTTCTGTGTGTAGTGATTCAAGGGCATCATTATTGATTTGTATTTCGGTTTCATATTCTTTCACCTTAGATTCAACATCTTGATTTAATTTATCAAGATGTTCTTTCTTCAATTTATATTCTTGTGTCTGCAATTCAATTTCATTTTTCTTTACAGAAACATTTTCTTTATTCGTTGAAATTCTTTGTTTAACAATACCATTCATTGTACTGAAGATTTGTATATCCAATAAATCTTCAATAATAGTTCTTCTATCGGAAGCCGACAGTTGCATGAACGGTGTAAAAGATGCTGAACCTAGAATAACAATCTGTGTGAAAGATTTATAGTTCATTTTCAAAACAAATCTTTCTAAGTAATCCTGATAATCTCTTGATGCAGCTTCTTGGTTTATAAGTTCATTATTACAATAGATTTCAAAGATGTTTGGTTTGATACCCCGTACAATTTTATACGTTTTATTGTTTGTACTAAACTCAACCTCAACCACAGTTTCTTTACCATTGATTGAATTTACAAGATTAGGTTTATTAATATTTCTAAATGCTTTACCAAAAAGAGCAAAACAAAGAGCATCAAGTAAGGTTGACTTACCTGAGCCATTTTCTCCTACGATTAAAGTATTACTGGTATTGTCTAACTTAATTTCTGTAAAACTATTACCAGTACTTAATAAATTTTTCCATTTAATATTACGAAAAATTATCACTAATCAGATACCTCAGTATTCAATGCTTCAACATAAAGTTCACGCATAACGGTTTTTAGTTTGTCACTCTCAACATCTAATTCTAGATTATCAATATACTTAGATAAGATTGTCATCGTATCTTCAGCCTGATCGATAATATCTTGATCATCACCAATTAAGTTGTCGGTAAAATCTTCGACTATTGATAAATCACTTACACCAATTTTATACAAGTTGTCTAATACATGTTCAAATAGAAAAGGATTTTGTTTGTTTAAGACAACCAATTTTATATAAGTTTCTTTGTACTTAGAAAAATCATAAGATTTCCAATATTCAAAATCATGATTCGTATCATCATACATTATTTTATGAAATATCGAATATGGATTTTTTACAAATTCCAGTTCTCTTTTTTCAGTATCAAAGATATGAAATCCTTTTGGATCATTATAATCAGACCAGGTCATTTCATAAGGAGTGCCAACATAAGTCACATTGTCAGAAGAAGATTTATGGTGAAAATGTCCACTCAACACTATATCATACTTTGATAATGTCTTTCTGTCAAGCCCACCTTGATGAACATTGCCACGATCCATTTCGAATCCATCTATTTCAAAATGCCCAAAACAAATTTGTGATTTACTATTTTTTATTTTTTCAAATATTTCTTCTTCATTATCAGAACAAATCCAAGGCACTATATCAATATCTACACCGTCAAAATTTTCTGTAGAAAAATTTTCTACTAAAAATACATTATCATATTCGTTTAATAACAATGATGGTGAGTTTACTTCAAGTGTATTTTTAAATGCAACATCATGATTACCAACTAATGTATATAAGTTGATTTCATGTTCTTTAAGTTTATTGAAAAAATATTTTCGAGATAGGTAGAGTGAATTGAAATTGATAAATTTTCTCCTATCGAATAGATCGCCCATCTGAACGACTACGTTGATTTTATTTTCTACCAAATAAGGAAAAAATACATCATCATAAAATTTTTTGAAGTACGTGTGAAAATCTAAAGAATCACCTCGAGCACCAAAATGTGTATCACCCAATATACATAATTTCATAAGTTATTCTTCTACAAAGTTGTCTATACCTTTAGTCTTACTTTCTTTTTTCTTTCTTTTATTTTCTTCAAAGTTGTGTATGAATTCCGAAATATTATCATATAGTTCAAACTGTTTCATGTTGCCGTTTTCATCCTCATACATTTCACCCTCATCAAGTAAACCAAACTGTTGAGTTGCCTTATACTTCACATAGAGTTGTTTTTTCTCTTTCATGATTCGGCGTAAGAAAGCATAATATATGATTTGAGTAAAATAAGCAAATGGATTATTACTCTTTGCCGGATCAAAGTTACGGAAATACATTAGGCAGTTTTCAATACCGTCAGCAATCATCTCATCACGGAAAGTATAAGAAATAAAGTTAGGCTTCCTTGAGAGGTGTTCTGCAATTTTAAGGAAACATTCTCCAATATAATTTGGTACCGGAGGTTCTTCCGTTTTATTCTTTTTGGCATCTTTACAATCTTTGTGATATTGTACTAGTGCTGCAAGAAAATCTGCGTTATTGATATAGTGATTCGATTTAGCCATATTATTACCTATAAAAGTGTTGACATAGTGCTTGACAAGTGTTAAACTAGCGGTGTTCCGTATGAAGATTAATGAAGTTTCTTGTTCTTCCTGTATTCTTCTATTTCCTTAAGTTCTTCCTCAGTTAGTTCATATTCCTCATTGTATTCATCTTCTTCTGTTTCATCATCAAAAGAAAGTTCTTCATTTTTCAAGATGGATAGAATAGATTCATTTACCATACTTTGATAATACTCAACAAGAGAATCTTTTGGTTCAAACATGGTAATGATATCTGAATTATAGATGATAGCAGAATCTTCTTTGATTACCTCTATTGGTAACCAAGGCATCATCATAAAAATAGATTGTCCTGTTTCAACTCTTTTTACAATCATTCTCATTGGATTACTTAATAATACCATATCACTTTCATCATCTTCGATTATCTTAGAAATAATATCTTCACCAGTTTGAAGTCGAACTATTTTTATTGTTGGTTGATTATTCATTTGAGCTCTATGTTGTAAAACTTGTAATTGAATTTTTCATCATCGTATATTTTAACACGTTCTATGAAATGATTCAAGGTAAAATTAGTAAATTTGCCTATTCTCATATCATCGACAATATCAAACAACACGGCTTGTTCCTTATTATCTCCCTTTCTTAGTCCTCTTCCTATTGACTGTAAATTTCGAACCCTTGATTTAGAAGGTGAGGCGAAAACAATATTATGAAGATTGCGGATATTAACCCCAGTAGAGAAAGTCCCGTAACTAGCAACAATGATTGCATCTCTTTGTTTTTCAGTAATCTCACGAACTGACTCCCGTACTTCAACATCTGTTCCACCGAAAACAAAAAATACATGTCTATTTTTAGTAGATTCTTTAATAATTTTGTAAAGTTCTTTACCATGTTTTTCTACAAACTGAAAAAGTATTAGAGTGTTACCTTCTAACGATAACACTAGATTTTTTATAAATTTATTTCTGGCTTCATTTAATACTATGTATTCTATCTCGGAATTATAATCCCATTTTCTTGCGGCTTGACATACATTTTCTGGATGTTTTAGTATGAGACATTTAATTTTAAAGTCAGCGAGTTGTTTAGAGGCAATCAATTCTGATGTAGATGTAGCCTTGTAAACTGGACCAAACAAACCTTCTAAAACTAATCTATGAGTTTGTGTACCATCTAATGTACCTGTAGTACCTATTCTATATTTGGCATTTACACAGCCAGATAAAATAGTCGTTAAAGATTTAGCTTTGAATTGATGAGCTTCATCACCTAGTACAAAATCAAACTGTTCAAAATACTCCAGGTCATTTTTATAGATAGATTGCCATGTTGTGATTGTTAAGAATTTTTCAGTTGTCTTTTCCTTACCAGAATACTGACGATGGCAAAAAGAATCAGA